ATGGTGCTGGAGCGGATTGTGGGCCAATTGGAGGGGCTAATTCTGGTGGTGGAGCGGGAGGTGGAGGAGGAACTTTTAGATAATCTTCTGGAAGGTCATAGGCTCTGATAATTCCTTCCTTAAGTTTCTCATTAGGAACACCCAACTGTGTAAGGATTGGCAGAAGCTGGAGAAGATTTTGTTTTTTGATGGCGTCAGCAAGTGGTTGGTTACCTTGGTCTAATGCGGAAATTCTAAACTTTCCATGAAGGTCTTTGGTGGTTATTATTTTTGCGTTGCCCTTTACATTCAATACAGCTTTCTCTCCATCTTCTGCCAAAAGTGATAATTGACGAAGATAAATGTTTGCAATTAATTCTATTGCACTATCTCTATCTCTTGCAAGCTTTCCAATCTCTGAAGCAGAATACTGTGCAAGTGCTGTGATTTCTGTAGCAGTTGCTTTTGTAGCTTCTCCTCTGGTAAATGGAGCAAGAATAGAACCGCGATTTATGTCGCTTTCTATAAATCCTAAATAACGGTCAAAGTTAGAAGAGATTGGAGGAACTTCTAAAGCTTTTATTAGACCATCAAGATTAGCTTCATCTGTAGCAATCATAGCTCCATCAATACCAGCAGTAATCTTGGCTAGTTCTTCTTCATCAAATGCACCTTCTTTATAAAGGTATTGACGGCTATCTCTACGAACAGCATTTGCCCAATAAGTTCTTAAAATGTTTTTCTCATAGAACTGGTCATAAACACGAGAAACAGCAGACAAGCCCTCCATAGGACGGTCTGGTTTACGAGCATAATAAAGTGGAGCAATAGTTGGAAGTGGTCTGTCGTCAAATGTTCTAACAGGAATTTCCATCTTTTCTAATAGCTCTTCACCATTCTTATAATTTGGTGTCCAGAAATAAAGAGCATCATAAGCTAAATCATAAAGCTCAACAACCTGTATGTATTGGTAATCATCTGGAAGGTCTACATAGTTTTTGTTAGTACCACCATAGATACCAGAAGAAGGAGAAGCTGTTCTGTATGGCATAGGACCATTAGAGAAATAATCTTCTTTTGGAACTGCTGTGAATGATTTAGCTCCAAACTTTTCTTTTGCTTCTGGAATAGTTAGATAGTATGTATGTCCAACAAAACGCTGACCATCCCAAGAAGAAGCATCTCTATCAACAATAACTTCCCAAGGAGGAATAGCTCTGATGGAAACTTTATCCAACATTTCATCTGAATGGGTTGGAGATAATTTAAGAAATGAATTTGGATAGATTAGGGCCAAACGAGAAGCTATTTCAAGTTGCTCTCTTTGGGAGAAAAGAAATCTATTTGCTGCTGCTTGTGCTAATTCGGGGTCACCAGCAGTATTGGCAGCATCTCCACCAACAACAACAGCAGGAGATTTGGAAAATAAGGCAGCGATGTATCCTTCAACATAGGAGAAACAATCTGCTGTTTCAATTCTTATCATACTTTCATCATAAACCATACCATCCCAAAAACGTGTTTCATAAGCGTTCTTGTATTGTTTCAGAACAGTTGATTGTCCTTCCCAATAATCTGTGTGGTCCTGTAAGATAGTTCTAATAAGGGCAACTGTATCTTTATTAGTTCTCGCCATTTATTATTCCCTCATTTTATTAGTAATAGTCAAGGCTTCTCTTCCATGAACGGTAATACAATCTTTACACCATCCAGAAAGTCCATCAACCCTATCTTCAGAATGAAATCCTGTTTCTTTTGGAGCTGCCTTTCTACATTTCAAACAACGAAGAAAACCATCTGGAGGAACTAACATTAGTGTTGCTCCAAAGAGAGGTGTTAGTTTTGTTTTACTGATTTTTATGTCTTATTCTTTCATCTTCAGAAAATCCACCAACAGAAATAACTTCTTCTACTGGTGGTCTTTCTAATGGTTCTGATTTCTTTCTTGCCATGTTAGTATCTCCTGTAATTTGCTACTGCTACACCGCTTTTATTTATTACATTAGCTGCCTTGCCTGTTTTAATCCAAGCTGGCAAATAAGTTTCTCTTGGTAGTTTAACACCCTCAATACATACTGAAGCTAGCGATAGAGCTACAGCATTATCTCCGTGTGATGAAAGATTATCTGGAATAATAATGTTACCCTTCTCATTTACCTGCAAGCTTCTAATCTCTGCAAAGGTAATGTTGTCAATACATCTAATGTAACCATTTCTAATTAAGGTCTTTAGATTTTCAAACATAAAGGTCTTTGACTTTCCAGTAGTTAACCAATCTTTTCCTTCTTCGTCATACCAGAACTTTTTAAATCCCATGTGTTTTAATTCGTTGATTACTACATTACCATAGTTGTTACTTTCAATAAGTGCTGTAGCTTCGTTGTATCTTTCTGATAAGTCAAAGATTACTTCAGCTAATTCAACAGGGCTTATTCTATTGCTTCTAAAAATAGCTACAGGTTGATAGGACATTTTAGAAAGAACTTGAATAACTGAATAGTCCCTATTAACACCAGCACCTACGTCAACACCCATAGCGTATCTATCATCTGGTTTAGGTTCTTCAAATACTACAGCTTCTATTGGTTCTACAGAAATAACATCAACTTCTTTTAGGTCTGTTTGTGTAAAGTAAGAATTGCCTATTTGTCTGTAGGCTTCTTCTAATGTTGTAGGGTATTCTCTGGTGAACTTATCCAGACCAATCTTTTCAATCTTCTTTCTTCTCCACCATAACTGATTGAAGTTTAGGTCAAATTCTTTTTTTAATTCTAATTCTTCTTCAGTCCATTCAACATCATTATTCTTTGCAATAGGTGTATGGTATTCTGTGTGTTCATACCAAGGAAAGAAAAGATAGTTGTATTCTGCTTGTCCTCTTTCATAACGCATTACTTCTTGGTGTAGAGCATCGTTATAATAATTAGCTGTACTTTCAATAACTAACTGTCCACTATTTAGAGCAGCAATTGCAGTAGCTTTTAATTCTTCTGGGTTCTCTGCAAAGGCGTATTCTGAAATGTGTAGAGCTGAACAAGTAAAAGAACGTAAGCCTCCTTTACCTTCAGCAGATACAGCTATTATTCCTGCTCCATTAGTAAATCTGAATTCAGTTGTATTATCTACAATCAATCCAATCTTTAGGGCATCTGGAAGATTATTATAAAATCTTTTTGAAATCTCCAACAGATGTTTTGATGATGCTAATTTGTGGGAAAGAATAGCTAATGTTATTGGGTCTTCTGCTGTGTATGCTTTCCAAAAGAAATAAGCACATACAATAGTAGAAGAACCAATCTGTCTAGGCTTTAAGATTAGTGTGTCTGAACCTGTATGTAAAGCTTCGACAATCTTAATCTGTTCAGCATTAGGCTTTAGATTAGTTAGTTTACCTTTCTTATCAACAATCTTTAACCTACTGATAAATTCAATAGGGTCAGCCATTATCTTATTGTATGCAGTTATTGTTTTCATAGATTATCCCTTGGCTTGTCTAACCCAAGTATCTATGTCTTTCAATTTAGTTACATTCTTTTTGTCTTCTGTAGATTGGTCAAGTCCTTTGTCTTTCTTGTACTTATCTATGGTTACAAGATTATCAATAAGTGACTGTAAATCTCTGCCAGTAAATGTTTCTGTCTTTCCCTTTACTTTGATTTCATAACAAGCTAATTCAACAGCCGCCCACAGGAAATCTTCAATCTTTCTTTCTTGTGCAGCTTTTCTCATGCTGTTATGTGGTAGTGGTTTGCGAGGCATTTGTTCTCCTTATAGGGGATTAATCATTTATTATCCCTCATAAGAATAGAATAGGTCAAATAATGTATTCAAAGCCTACTGTAGTCCCATCAACAAGATAGATTTCTTCTTCTCCTGTAAAGATGTTGTGAATGATTAGCTTCTTTGTAATAGCATCTTTTCTACAGGATGTTTTATTGTATGTGTTATAGGGTAAATCTAAAGCTCCATCAAGAAAGCCCAAGGTATGTAGTTTAGCTGAAATAAATAGATAGTCACTATTATTGTATCTAACACCTCGGCCCTTCTCAATCTTTGATGGCTTAATCATAACGTCATACATAAAATCTGAATGGAATAGTTCTCTTGTATTAAATGACATGATAAACCTCTTTTGCTTTCTTGTATGCTTCTGCTGCTTCTTCTTCAGTATTAAAATAACCAAGATGAATTCTATTTCTATTTGCAGTAATTGTACCCATCCACTTTTTTGCAGGAGCGAACCAGCAATAACCTTTTACATCTTGGTTCCATAAGTTTTGTGTAAATGTAATTATTCTTAAATTCTCTAAACGATTATCTAATTTATTTCTATTGATGTGGTCTATTACAAATCCCTCTGGAACTTCACCATTATGAGCTTCCCAAACTAAACGATGAACTAAAAATGATTTATGAAACTTACCATCAACATAAGTGAATAACTGCTTGTATCCTTTGCTGCTCATAGAACATTTCAATAATCTTCCAGTTTTAGAATAAACATTACCAACATCATC